AAAAACTCGTAAAAATTGTTGTGTCGTAGTAACTGTATTTGTACCATCTAAGTCAACAGTTTCTTCAGCTAAATTATAAGAACCATCTAAACCTTGTATTCTTAAAGTTCTAGCACCCGTTCCTGCTACATCGTCATCAGTATCATCACTGACTACATCAAGAGTAGCTTGAGCTGTTTGCCAAGGATAATCGTTTCCTGTTTCCCAAATAGTTTCAAAAGAAAGTGAGCCAATACTAGAATTATATCCAAATTTATTAATCATAGAGTAACCAGGAACTTTACCTTGCTGTACTGCTAAATAAAATGGAATGTCATCAACTGTACTTCCACCTGTTATTGGATTGACATTATTACAACTCATACTACCTCATTGTATACCAAGAAATTCTCTCGACTTCTTGTTTTAATTCTTCTTGAAAAGAAGTATTTAATTTATCTTTTAATGTTCTCAACGACTGAGATATTTGTCTTTGGTTTTCCTCAGTATATGTCGGTGTTGGTTCTGGTATATTAATATCTACTTTAGCCATTATCCCCTCATACCATCTGGTTGTATATCTGCTCTAAATGTTCCAAATCTCCAATTCTCATCAGTCGATGTATTTGCAATTCTTAAACTAGCAAATCTCGATCTTGCACGGGTATCTACTTTATCGGTAGAGCTTGTTATTGTAAATGGACCTAGTGGTGAAGATGCTGCAGTATCAGATGGATAATCTCTCAATCTAATGGTTACCTCTGCATTACCAGTTAACAATTTAAAATCAGGTACAAACCTTCTCATAGACATAAACATTTGACCATCACCTTCTATGGCTAAATCAAAATCTCCAGATTGAATGAAAGCAGGTATGGCTGTTTTATTACCTAATGCATCCACTTCATTGTTTCCAACTTCATGCGCATAGTATGTTGAAGCACCGTTAGCAGCTGTTACACCTTGTATGGTTGGAAAGCTCGGTGTCCCTGATCCGTTGTACTCTGTTGCGTATGGGTTGTCGAATAATGTTGAATCATGCCAAGATGTTCTAGCTAAGGAGCCTGTCGTCCAAGTATTTTCAGTATAACTAAAAGTTACAACTCTATCAATATTTGAAGAACCTGATTTAGGATAATACCAACTTATTTCTTCATATAAGTGATTAAGGCCTGCGTATATTTCTTCACCCGATCCATAATTTATTCCTAAATTACTTCCTTTGTTTGTAAACACAAAATCTTCTACTAAACAAGGGATTGATTTAACAGTACCATCATAAACAAAAAATCCTCCTGCTTGACCCATCCAAAATACTTTTCCGTTAACGTATTTTAAAGCGTGTTGTCCTATTAGACCACAATTACTTCCAACTTGCCTAATAGAAAATGTAAATGGTGGTCCTACAAACTGCATTACATAAGCGGATGTATCAGTGAGGATTAAGATATAATCTTTTGCTTTTGCTGCACCTACAATTTTAACACCAGAGTCTAATCTAAATGTACCAGCTGTATTAATAGAAGTAGGTGTATAATCGGATATACTTTCTTGATCTGAAAATCTTATAAACATTTTGTCTTGTGTAGTAGCATCTCCTATAGTTGTTTCAGTACCTAAAATAATTAAATGTCTGTCTCTTTCTGAAACTATAGACATTACAGATTTTGTAGGTGCTCCACTTACAACAGTTGCTCTTGTTATTAAGGCTGAAGGATTTGCATTTATTGGATTCCATTCGAAAGTTTTACCATTTTTAATTGTAGCAATAAGTTTTTGACCAAAATTATCTAACGACCATGAAGCGGGGTCTAAAACTACAGAAGTTGTTAAAGAACTTGTTCCCCATCCAGTATAAACTTCTACTGAAGAACCATCAGCATGAGCCGAACGTGTTCCCGCTACATCTCTTGTAATACCTGTCAAATCATTTCCTGATAATCCTGTATACGAAATAAACTCAGCACCAACTTTAATAGTTCCTGAAGTTGGAAAGCCTATTGTAGATGCAAGTGTTATAGAACTTCCTGTTCCTCCAGTGCCGTTTGTGTCATCAAGCAGGGCTCCATTTAAGACACCTAAAATTCCTGACGCTCCTCCAAATGAGGATGTGCCCCAACCGTAACCTCCAGTTTGATTTAATGGGCCTACTTTAATATAAGGATTTATAGTTGCAGCACCACTTGCTGAAGTGGTTGCAGTAGCATTTGCAGCCATTGTAACTGTAAAAGTGTCATTAGTGGGTACAGTTATAACCTCAAATGTATTTGTTTCAAAATCTGCACTTACATAACCAGCACCAGAAGGAGGTGTTACAGAAGTAAATGTAAATAAATCACCAACAGATAGTCCATGAGCTATTTTATTTACAGTGACTGTTGCTGATGTATCTGTAGTATCAAAAGTACAACCAGTTATAGCGGAATTTAATGGAGTGATGTCAAAAAATGATCCTGAATAATATATAAACAAAGCTTTATTTGATCCTAAAGCTGCATATGATCTACCATCTAAATCAGCCCAAACTAATTGTTCTCTAACAGCACCAACTAAAGTTTTATTAGTTATTTGTTCCCAACCACCTATTTTTTCAGGTAATCCGTATCTAAACCTAACAAAGTCACCGTCAGTCCATTGACCTTCAGCCCCTGTTGCGGTTACTTGTTTATTAAATCCAGGTCTTATTTGTACATTTGTTAATGGCATGACAGTATTATACACTAATACCCTATATCTATAAAGATTAACCTATTTTACCAGTATTGTGCAATACTATCTATATTCATTGTAAAAGACATTTTTTTATTTTTTTTACTAATGACCTCATGATACACATTTTTAGGTGAAATCAAAGTTTTCTGAGGAGACAATTTTATTTTTTGATCGCCTACGATCCAATCTGAATTACCATATATTTGTTTTACAAAAACATCATAGTTATGAGCATGAGCTGGGAAACTTGCTCTCTTACCTGGTCTACTAAAGTAAAGATTGCAATTAGGAATAAATCCTAGTTCTTTTAAAAAAGTTTTATATAGTTTTCTTAGATCTTTATGTATATCAAGAATATTAGAAACAATTGTTGTATACCCTAATTCATATATTTGAAACCATTTATCATAATCTAAAAAACCATCATCAGAAAAAAGAGAAAGAGTTTTATATCCAGTTATATTTATAACTTCTATAGATGGCTGGTTATTATATGCATAAAACTTAGGCCATCTTTTTCTTATTTTTAATAACTCTAACATTTCTTCTTCAGTTATATTTATTTTAATATCTTCTAATATCTTTAATATTTTATCTGCTTCTTTATAATCTAAAAAAAGTTCCATATTAAATTTTATATAAATTAAAAGCTAAGGTTATTCTTGTTTTATCTTTTTTTAATACATCTACCTCATGAATAGTATTAGATGGAAATACTAAAACATCTGATTTTTTTCCATAATAAACTAAATCTTCAAATCTTGTTGGACACTCAAAACAATCTGTATAATAAATTACTCCAGATAAAGAACCTGCGTGAGCGTGTTTGGTATTACTTGAGTGTTTATTTGCAAAATTTATCCAAAAATCATAGTGATCAAAATGACTTTCGTTTTTTCTAATTCTAATCTGTCTTTCAAGTGGATTTAAATTATAATAATATTCTCCTAATTTTATTAAATAACCAAACATAAATGATGATTCAAATAAACTTTTATCTACACTTATTTGATAAGAATTTTTACCGTGATTATCATGAGCTAATAAAAATTTATATTTTGATTTTCTCTTTTCATTTGCTTTTTTAACAAAAGATTTTAATTCATTAAAAACTTCATTAGGTAGTTTATGTTTTAAAATAGTTTTTGTTAAAAATTCGCTATCTTTAAATAAATTTATATGACTACGTTCCATTCTAATTTTTCTACAATATTCTCTAAATATATCTTTTTTAATTTATGCTTCTTAACATAATTATTTAATTCTTCAACATCAACTAAGATATAATTTTTATTTTTTTTAAAAACAATTTTGTCTGCTTTAGATTTAATACTAACTTTTTTGCCTGTTTCATCATTAAATTTAGACATAGGTCTTATGTCAAACTTTAAAAGTTGATTAGATTTATTTTTTAATATTCCTTCTATATCCCATAGCTCATTACTTTTTTCTTGTTGTGTAGCGTATCTAATATTTTCTATATGTTTTAAAAAATCTTTCATTTAAATATATCTTCTGTTTTCTCATTACACAGTAATTCAAAATTAATAGATATTCTATATTCTTCTGTGTTAGGTTTTTTTGGCGCATGTTTTAAATAACTAGGGAATATA